TCCGGGCATGTATTCCGGCTGATTGAAGAAGGTCGATATCAGCACAATACGTACCTTTACCTGTGCTGATTACCCCATGCATGCATTAGGTGCATGAATTTGCATGATGATCCGGTGTGGCATTTACCCCCGCAGCACCAGCACTGGCGCGGATCGCGCCGGATCATGCAAGTGCATTAAAAGCGACACATGAAGCGGGCAGGCGAGGCGGGGATAGCATTGCGCGCAAGGCGCATTAGTATCGAAGGCCCGCTGAAGCGGGCCCTGTTATTTACTGTAAAGCGTCAAGAATGCGATAAGCCGCTTCAACGCGCGCAGGGTTAGGATAACTTTTGTTCGCCAGCATCACGATGCCGAGATTCTTCTCGGGAATGAAAGCCACGTAGCTACCAAATCCGCCGGTTGAGCCAGTTTTATGTACCCATGAGGCTTTTAATGCTGGCGTTGATGGATTAATTTCTGCAGCACTTAGCGGTGCGAGTGCGACTTTACTATCACTACCTCCGACCGCGATTGCTTCTTTCATCGGCCAGTTTAGCATCTCCCAGCCCAGTCCCTGATACATGTCACCAACTTGTGAGTACCGCAACTGGGCAAGCAAAATCCCCTTTTGCAGCGAGGCATCTTTTAATTCAGAAGGTGCCATGTTGACCTGCACCCAGCTTGCCATATCCTCTATTGAAGATTTCACTCCGTAGGATTCAGCATCAAGCATACCCGGAGAAACGTGAACAGGTTTCCCACCGCGATAACCCCATGCATAGTGTTTTTCTTCACGTTGTGGAACATGTATCCAGGTATGCGTTAGTTTTAGTGGTTGGAACACGCGTTTGCTCATCGCTTGTTCAAAACTCATGCCTGAAGGTTTAACCACTAGTTTGCCAAACAGCCCAATGCTGGCGTTTGAATAAAGACGCTTTGTGCCCGGTGTCCACTGTGGCAGCCAGGTTTCATAGTAATTTTGTAACGACATTTCATTGGTAACATTATCCGGCACCTGGAGCGGCAAACCACCTGCGGTATAGGTTGCCAAATTCAGCAAACTTATCCCTTCCCATTGTTTACCGGACAGGGTGGGCCAGTATTTGCTGACAGGATCGCTCAGTTTAATTTCACCACGAGCAACGGCATCGCCGCCAAGTACACCGGTGAAGGTTTTACTGACAGAACCGAGCTCGAATAAAGTCTGTTGTGTGACGGGCTGTTTGCCTGCTACGTCTGCCATCCCCCAGGTAAAGTAGTAAGGCTGGCCCTGATAAATTACCGCTACCGCCATACCTGGAATGGCCTGTTCTTTCATTAAAGGAGTAACAACATTATCAACTATGTCGCTTATCTTTTTTTCCGTTTGAGTTGTAGCAAAGGCGGAACCTGATGCGGTGAGCAGCAGTGCACAGGAAAGGATTTTATGTATCATGTCTATCTTCCATAATTAAGCGCCGAAGGGATGTTCGCGCTTAATTTGATGCATTTGACCGCGGGCTGCAAACGATAAAATTTAGCATCTGGATGAAGTTTTTCTATTGGATACTACGTTGACCATAGCTATTGAATCGCCATGGGTAATCTAGGAACTTCCAAGGCATATTTCCCAAGATGCCTTGACACGTAGACGACTCCCTCTTCAAGACTCTGCCAGCAAGAAGGAACACCGGTTTGCTTTCTCTTTACCTAAAATACACTTCGACTTGTGTACCCAATTTGCGGGCTAAACCTTTTGCTCCATCCCGCATCACCATATGGTGGTTCCAACAGAAAATGGGTTTTGCAAGCGGAGCGAGATAGTTCATCCATCGGGTGTTAGTGCGGATATTCCAATCATACCTAACGATAGTATACCCTGGGTAGTTTGAAAAAAACCACACTCCCCGCCCTTCAACATCGCCACTGGCTTCCCCTTCCAAAAGGCAAAAAGGTTTAATATTTAATACATGAATATCAAAGGTTAATCGGTAAGGGAGTAAACCTTTCCAGGTATATCGATGCAATGCACCAATCCCCCGAATATCACCTTTCTTTAACTCAATAATCTGCTCCAGGCTTCCCCACCACTCGGGCCACAGATCCGGATGACATAGAATGTCCCATACTTCCTGTATAGAAGCCTCAACCCGCCAGATGGTGGAAAACTTATAGTCAGCCATATACCAAGGGTCCTATTCAGGTGCGAAAAAGTTAGGAGGGAATTGGATGTTGGTAACCATTGCATCCATGGAGACAGTTTCCAACATTTTTCCATGTAGTGTATAACTGACTACTTTGGCAGGAAATCCATATTCCTTATCCCAGTGTTCTAATTTTGAGATTCACAACTGCCTACAGAACGCTGATGATCGGGTGCTGATTAAATCGTTTTTTGCTCCTACGGAGCATTCGGTAACATAATCAGTATGTCAGATAAAATCCAAACGTGTAGGGTCGTTTAAACGGATACTTACACTTGGCTCAAGTGGTTATTAACTTTTTTCTGGGCTTCTTACAGTACCGTGATGTTGCGTGAACAGTGGTTTTATAAGGAGAGCGTCATAAACGAAGAGCATTTATTTGAGGTTAATCTTCCGAACCAAACCCTTCTTATACCCATTAACGAGAGCATAAGCTACTGAGACGAAAAAGGTAAAATTGCCATCATGATTAAACAAGGTGACATTACTGTAAGGTTTAAACAATTGTGGTGGCGATAGGGGGGCCACCACAAAATTAATCCTGTTATCTTCGCGATTCAGAATTGAGAACATAGCCTCTTAAGTCGGGAGATTTGAGAGTGATTGCGGTGTGAACCTCCCTCCAGATTTTTAACAAAATCCTCTGAGCTTTGGCTTATTCGCTCGGCAACTCATACGGCGCGAATCGAATCACCTCTTCCCCGATCCATTCGTTTACCTCTTTCATTCGCTCTTGCAGCGGCGTTAGCTCGTTGCGAACAAACACCTGCGCGGCTTTTTTCACATCCCCAAACCCCCCAGTATTATTTGGTATAATCCCCATCATCTGAGGCGGTACCCGGTGAGCACTCAGTAAATCATCTCGAGTCGCATTTTTGATATTGAAGAAGTCATCTTTGGTAGCGACTTCACTAAGCGGCAAAATTTTAATGCCGTCGGGCTTGCCATTCGGCGCGTACATAAATAGGTTGCGAAAGTTACCCAGCCCTTTAGTGTCTCGCATTGCTTGGCGCATCCTGTCGACGTCGCTGGTGCTCTGCGCCGCGTCGGTCATATACAAGATGTAACCGGCGTGTGCACCGTTCTGGTAATACTTGCGGCGGAACAGTGTCGCCGCTTCATTTAGCCACGCAGAATTCAACGCGCTGAGATACTCCGGTAGGCCGTACAGCTCTTGATTGATATCCGGTTCAATCAGATGAAATACGCTCCTCGGTGCAAACTGGTGTGGCTCTTTCCAGTCTTGCACAAACCAATAGGTATTCGGCTCAACGCCCCGACGGGTGTATTTTGCCGGTGAACACTGTAGGCGTAACGGCTCACCAAGCTGGTTTTTCCTTACCTCTAAAAAGGCATTCCCAAACACCAGATAATCCAATGAGTAACGGCTAAATTCCTGCTGACTCAGCATGGGGTGAGGGATGAACGTAGACGCCAAAATATTGCGCTTAACGAACATCGGCGAGCTGTGGTGAACGGCGGCCCGCACACTGCGTGCCAGCCCGTCGAAGCTGATCGGCGGCTCGTACCATTTACCGTTGCCGGTGCATTCGATGTAATCCAGAATTTCCCGCTTATCCAGCACGGGCGAAGGCTCTCCAAAAGAGAACGCCTCAAAGTCTTGCCCCTGAGTGGTGGGAGTAGGGGAGGTGAGTGCCTTGCGGCCTTTGCGTTTGCTCATTAATAAAACTCCAAAATGTTCGGGCTGCTGTGGCCGCTGCCTGCGGTGAGCGGTTCGTTTAACAAGGCGTGCATAATTGCCCACGCGACATCGGCGTGGCTGGCTTCTTCGCTACGGCTGGCGGTATAGGTAGAGCGTGCGCCGCTGGCGGTCATGGTCTTGCGGATCGCCATAAAGGCGGCGGTGATGTCGGTGTGGCTGGTGTCGTATTCCAGACAGCCGCGCCCGATGGTGTCTTTTGCCTTCAGCACCATGGCCGTCTTGATTTCTGGGGTGTATTTGATTTCTCTCGCTGCCGGGAAGAATTCGCGCACTAACTGGAAAACACCTTGCCCGACGGTAGTCGCATCAATACCGATGTATTCCACGCAATATTTTTCCGTGAGGTCGGCGATTTTCTGGGCCTGATCGGCAAAGTTCATGCCTTGCCACTGGTGGCGCTCAAGCACGCGGAATTTGCCACCGGCCACCATAGGCGGCGCGATCACCGCGCACCCGGCGCTATCGCCGCCGTTGGCTTCTGACGGATCGTAACCAATCCACACCGGGCGATAGCCGAACGGCCGCACGGCGTAGGGGTTGACGTCTTCCCACTCTTCCAGCGTGTCGACCATGCAGCTCTGCAGCTCCGCGAACGGGAACACCGACGCGGTATCGTCCACGAATTCGCACATCAACAGGTTTTGATACTCTGAGGGTGCGTATTCAAGAGACAACTGATTGAGGTCAAACAGGTTACAGCCGCCGGTCAGTGCATCCTCTACCGTGACAATCTGCCGCCACTGCCCATCCCCGCACAGTACGCCTTCTGCAAGGTGGCTGTGACTGAGGTCGAGCTGAATGTGATCGTTCTTGCTGCGGCGGCCCTTATTGAACAGTTCACCCGACCAGAACGGGTAAGCGGAGTGCGCCAGACTGGACGGCGTGGAAAAGTAGGTGGTTCGCCATTTCTTGTGCAGCGACATCCCGCTGGCGACTTTGCGCAGCTCCTGAAATTTCGGGATCCAAAAATACTCATCCAAGTAGAGATTGCCGGTGTAGCTCTGCGCGGTACGCACGTTGGTGCCGAGAAAAATCAGGCGCGCCCCGTTCGGTAACACCATGGGATCGCCTTTCAGGTCAACGTCGACTAACCGGGCAAAGTCAATGATGTAGTTGCGGAAAACATGCGCCTGCGCCTTACTGGCTGACAGGAAAATCTGATTGCGGCCGGTGGTCAGCGCATCCATTAACGCTTCACGGGCAAAATAGAAGGTTGCGCCGATCTGGCGTGATTTCAGGATATTGCGGATGCGGTGTTGCATCCCGGCGCGGTGCCAGCCGCGTTGATATTCAAAACAATCCCCCAGAAAAATATCGTTGAGCTTGGCAATGGCCGCTTCACTGAACATGTTGCGCTCGACGGGCTTGCGTTCGCCTTTGTTGCGGTTGGCGACATTTGGGTTTAAATCCGCCTCGTTGCCGGTCATTGAATAGCGATTAACCCGCGCCAGCCGTTCAATCTGGCGGCCGAGCAGGTCAATTTCTTTGAAGTCTATCCCCTCCTTTTGCGTTTTCATGATGAGCTGAATTAACCGCGCTTCCATGCTCTGCTCCACGCGAGAAATGGGTGAGATATCGTCCCATTTATCGCGCAGCTTCCAGCTCTGCACGGTCGGTGCCTTAGCATTCAGCGTTTCCGCAATTTGGCGCACAGAGAAGCCCTGCCAGTAGAGCAAGGCAGCTTGTCGGCGCGGATCGCTGATGATGGTTGTCGTCGGTGTCGTGTTCATGCTGCAAAGGCTACGGAAGCCCGATGCAACTCGCCTTAAGTCCCTGTTGTGCCTTAGATCTTCCAACCGCAACGCGTTGAGGCGCGACTCCATTCCGCTGAAACTAGCCCCGAACCCTATCACCACAAACGGAGCCGTTTACATGGCAAAGAAAGTTTCTAAGTTTTTCCGCATCGGCGTTGAAGGCGACACCTGTGACGGGCGAGAAATCGACGTTAACGATATTAAACAGATGGCGCAGCACTACAGTCCGAAAGTGCGCGGTGCACGCATCAACCTTGAACACATCAAAAGTGTTTTGCCGACCAGTGATTTCCGTCGTTATGGCGATGTTGTCGAGCTGAAAGCTGAGCAGATAGACGAGCCGGACGAACCCCTGTTGCACGGCAAGTGGGCGCTTTACGCCAGACTGACGCCGACACCGGATTTAGTGGCAATGGTCGCTGCGAGTCAGAAGATTTACACCTCGATGGAGATCCGCCGTGATTTTGCCAAAACAGGCAGCACCTACCTTATGGGGGTGGCTGTCACTGATGACCCGGCAAGCCTCGGTACTGAAATGTTGGAATTTAGCCAGCGCGCCCAAAAGAACCCATTGGCAGGCCGTAAATCCGACCCGGAAAATTTATTCACTGCTGCCACTGAGGCACTGATTGAGTTTGACGAAATTACCGACCCGGAAAACTCATTTTCCAGCCGTATTAAAGCGATGTTTACCCGCAAACAGGCTGGGGATGATGTGCGCTTCAATGAAATGGAAGGTGCAGTGATGACCGTGGCCGAACAGGTGCAAGAGGCGGAAGCGCGTTTTACCCAGACAACCGCCGCGCTCAATGAAGAGATCGCCAGCCTCAAGCAACAGGTAGAAACCGGCAATAGCGCTTTCAGCGAACTGAAAGCGGAGCTTTCCAGCACTGAAAGCTTTAGCCAGAAGTCACGCCCGGAAGCCACCGGCGGCAACGGTGCGCAGGACGTGATGACCGATTGCTAAGGCAGTCACACCCGATAAAACCGAATAAAAACAGGAATAAAAATGCGCAAGCAAACTCGTTTTAAATTTAATGCTTTTATGTCTCGCGTTGCCGAGCTAAACGGTGTCGACACTGGTGATCTGGATAAGAAATTCAGCGTAGAGCCATCGGTTACGCAGACCATCATGACCCGCGTACAGGATTCCTCCACGTTCCTGACCCGCATCAATATCTTGCCGGTGCGGGAGATGAAAGGGGAAAAAATCGGGATGGATGTCACTGGCACTATTGCCAGCACCACCGACACCGCTGGCGGCGATGAACGCGAAACCGCCGACTTTGCCACGCTGGATGTGGAAGGCTATTTCTGCCATCAGGTAAATTACGACTTCCACATCCGCTACAACACCCTTGACCTGTGGGCGCGTTACCAGGACTTCCAGACCCGCTTACGCGATGCGATTGTGAAACGCCAGGCGCTAGACCGCATCATGATCGGCTTCAACGGTACACACCGTGCGAAAACTTCCAACCGCATCAAGTTCCCACTGTTGCAGGACATTGCGCCGGGCTGGCTGCAGAAATACCGCGACAACGCACCGACCCGCGTGATGAGCAACATCACCGGTGAGGATGGCAACGTGGTATCAGACAAAATCCGCGTGGGTACCAGTGGCGATTACGCCAACCTCGACGCACTGGTGATGGATGCTACCAACAGCCTGATTGCGCCGTGGTATCAGGAAGATCCGGAACTGGTGGTGATCTGTGGTCGTCAGTTACTGGCCGACAAGTATTTTCCGCTGGTCAATCAGGAACAGCCGAACAGCGAAGCGATGGCCGCTGACCTGATTATCAGCCAGAAGCGCATCGGTAACCTTCCCGCCGTGCGTGTGCCTTATTTCCCGGCTGATGCGCTGCTGATCACCCGCATGGATAACTTGTCAATTTACTGGCAGGAAGATACGCACCGCCGCCATATGGTGGAAAACTCGAAGCGTGACCGCATCGAAAACTACGAATCCGTCAACGAGGATTACGTGGTGGAGGATTACGCCTGCGGCTGTCTGGTAGAAAACATTGCGCTGTTGCCTGCCAAGCCAACCGATCCGCAGACCAGGGCAGCGTTGCCAACCTCCGGCGAGGACATCAAGACGTTGGCCGGTGCCATTGTTGAAGCCGTGAAAGCCGCTACAGCCCCGGCGAAACCTGTCGCTGATGCTGAGGTGAAAGGCCCCGACGAAGCGCCGGTAGACGGCAAAGCGGCAAAAGGCGGTAAGTAACCATGACCAGCCCTGCCCGCCGTCACCTTCTGCGCCAGTCTGCGGTCGAGGCCGCGCAGCGGAAAAATGACCCGCTGCGCCATGCCAACGGCTACGAACTGATGATGCTTAAACTCTATGAAGATAAGCGAAAGCTCAAACAGATACGCTCGCAAGAGCGCAAGGCCGAACTCAAGCGCCAACTGCTGCCGGACTATATCCCCTGGGTTGCTGGCGTGCTGGCCGAGGGTAACGGTGCGCAGGATACCATTCTGATGACGGTCATGATTTGGCGACTGGATGCCGGGGATATCCCCGGCGCGTTGGACATTGCCCGCTACGCGTTGCGCTACAAGTTGGTACCGCCGGGCAACTTCACTCGCTCCACGCCGTACCTCATCGCAGAAGTCGTCGCCGAGTCTGCTACCCGCGCCCATGAGGCCGGGGAGTCGGTCAATATTGACCACCTCACGCAGACCATGGAACTCACCGACGCAGAAGATATGCCCGACCAGGTGCGCGCCAAGCTGCACAAAATCACCGGGTATGTCCTGCGCGAAACGGGCAGGGCTGAATTGGCGTTAAGCCACCTGAAACGTGCGTTGCAGTTGCATAACGGCTGCGGCGTCAAAAAAGACATAGAACGGCTGGAGCGGGCAATACGTACCGCCGCCAGCCGCTAACAGAACGCGCCCCGCGCCGGGCGGCACGATGGCTGCAACAGGTTTTACCTCGTTAACGCCGTCGTCCACCGCCCCCTATTTTTGAGGTCATATGAGCACCGTCATTATAAAACCACGCCCGGACGCGCCAGCCCCGCGCCCGGAGGATGAGCCGATCATTAAAAACGCCTTTTTCTTCCCGGATATCCGCCCGGCAGACGTGCGCGACGTGATGCGTATTGAAGGCACCATCACAGCCCCACGGCTACGGCTGGCGATTAAAAGTGCGTTGGCGGAAGTTAACGCCGAGCTGTTCACCTACCGCCGCGACCAGATGGCCGACGGCTATCAGCGGCTGGAGGATGTCCCCGCCGATGAGCTCGACGGCGAAAGCATCCGGGTAAGTGAATACCGCAACGCGGTCAGCACCATGACCACGGCCATTTTATCGGAGCAATACCGCAGCATGGATACCACCGGCACCGGCGGGCGCAAAGCGGATGTTGTCGAGGCGTCTATTGATGAACTGTGGCGCTCGGCTCGTAACGCGATCAGCAATGTGGCCGACCGCGCCCACTGCATCATCGGGTTGCTGTAATGAAAATCTACGCCCTGCAGGGCGACACCGTTGACGCGATTTGCTGGCGCTACTACGGGCGCACACAGGGCGTAGTTGAACAGGTTTACTCACTCAATGAGGGGCTGGCCGATGCCGGGGCGATTTTGCCGCACGGCCAACCGGTCGAGCTGCCGGATGTGACCGCCGCGCCGCAGCGTGAAACTGTCAATTTATGGGATTAACAATGGAGCGAATTACCTCATTTTTAGCCTACGCGGTGGCTATTTTCCTTGCATGGATCGGCAAGTATTCCCCGCAGGATATTGCTTTTATGGTCGGGGCCGCCGTGGGCGTCGGTACCTTTCTTGTTAACTGGTACTACCGCCGCAAAAGCTATCAGTTACTGAATAAATTAGGTGTTAGCCGGAGGGTATACGATGAACTCAATCGCTAAACGTTGCACCGTGGCCGCCGTGCTGGTGCTGGCTGCTTTGCTGCCGCAATACAGCACCCTGCACACCTCGGAGGCCGGGTTGCGGTTGCTGGCCGATTTTGAAGGCTGTCGGCTTTCCCCTTACCAGTGCAGCGCGAACGTGTGGACGAGCGGCATCGGTCACACCGCCGGGGTGGTGCCGGGCAAGGTCATTAGCGAACGCCAAGCCGCCGTCAATCTGGTTGCCGACGTTTACCGGGTGGAGCGTTCCATAGGGCGCTGTATGCCTGTCACGATGCCGCAACCGGTTTATGACGCGGTAGTGTCCTTTGCCTTTAACGTCGGCGTGACGGCGGCGTGTGGCTCCACACTGGCCGGTTTCATCAAGCGGCAGGAATGGCGCAGCGCTTGCCTGCAGTTGCCGCGCTGGGTGTATGTCAACGGGGTTAAAACCGCCGGGCTGGAACGTCGCCGGGCGTCAGAAATGGCCCATTGTCTGACAGGGGCCGTGCAATGAAACGCATCGGTGTGCTGTTCCTGTTGCTGTCGCTGGCCGCAGCCGGTTGGTTGAAATGGCAGGTTATCGCCCTGGGTGATCAGTTGGATGAAGTGCAACGGGAAAACAGCAGGATTTCGACGGCGCTGAGCGATACCCGCACGGCGATCACCACGTTGCAGGCAGCGGCCGGCCAACTGGCGCAGGAAGAGAAAAGCCTGAGAAATGACCTCAACAATGCGCACCGGCTGGCGCTGACCCGCGAGCAAAAAATACAGAGATTACTCAATGAAAACCAAATTTTACGTGATTGGTTCAACACTCCTTTGCCTGCTGATGTTGCAAGGCTGCACCAGCGCCCCGGCTTCACCGGCGCCGCAAATTATCTACGTTGGCTGTCAGGCGGTGAACCCGTGCCAGATACCGGCAAGCAGCCCGAAAAATAACGGCGACCTGAGCGCCGACATTCGCCAGCTTGAAAACGCCTTGGCGGTCTGCGCGGTGCAGGTCGACGCCATTAAAACCTGTCAGGAGCAACACCATGTTAAAACCGCAACAGCTCCGCGCTGAGCTGACACGCTGCCTGCAATGGTTGCAGCGCAACCCCGAAAGTCTGCAGGTTCGGGTTCAAAGTGGAAGCATTGCCGCCACGCTTGCCACATCGCTGTCGCATGAGTACAGCTACACGCTGAATCTGCTGTTTCTGGATTACACCGGTGATCTGGATTTAATCGTGGTACCGATACAGGCGTGGCTACGAGAAAACCAACCGGACATTATGGCCACGGCAGAAAAGCGCCGTACCGGCTTTACCTTTGCCACGGATTTTAATAACGACGGCTCTTACGATTTCAGCGTATCCCTGCAGTTAACCGAGCGTGTGGTGGTCAACGAGCAAGACGGCGGTGCGCTGCACGTTAAGCACCTGCCGGAGCCGCCGTTGCCGGAAAACGTCACGCGCCCGCAGCAGCTTTTTGTTCACGGTGAATTAATGAGTGAATGGCATGAGTGAGCTTAGCCCCTTTGACGCCCGTTTAGCCGGGCTGATTACCGCATTGTCGCCGCAGTCCCGCAAGTCGTTGGCCGTCGCTGTGTCCAAACGTCTACGCGCCAGCCAACAGCAAAGCATCAAGCGCCAACAGGCACCGGACGGCACCCCGTATGCCCCGCGTAAAACGCCGTTGCGTAAAACAAAGCGCCTGCGCGATCGGGCTATGTTCTCAAAGCTACGCTCCGCCAGTTACATGAAAGCCAAGGGTAGCAGCGACGATGCCGTTGTGGAGTTCGTCGGGCGTGTGCAGCGAATGGCTAACGTGCACCATTATGGCCTGCGTGACCGGCCATCACCGAACAGCGACCCCGTGAAATATGAGGAACGTCCGCTGCTGGGATTCAGCCCGGCAGACGTCAAAATGATTGAAACGGCTGTAGTAGAACACCTCGCTAGCTAACCCTCTGTTGTGTCTCTGATCGTCCAACTGCCTCACGTTGCCGCCGCCCTCGCTGGGCGGCATCCTTTCAGCATGAATAATCAATCCGACATTCTGCGCCTGCTGCGCAACCTGATCCGCATTGGCACCGTGAACGCCGTCGACCTTGAGCGCGGTCTTTGCCGTGTCGATACCGGCGGCAACCTTACTGACTGGCTTCACTGGATGACCTGCCGGGCAGGCCGTGCCCGCATGTGGTGGGCACCGTCCGAAGGTGAACAGGTGTTGGTGTTGGCGCTGGGTGGTGAATTGGACACCGCCTTTGTGCTGCCGGGTATCTTTTCCGATGACTTTCCGGCCCCGTCGGCGTCGGCGGATGCGCTGTATATCGATTTCCCTGATGGCGCGGTGCTGGAGTATGAACCAGCCAACGGTGCGCTGAGTGTGACCGGCATTAAAACTGCTGACGTGCAGGCGTCCGAGTCAATCACCGCCAGCACCAAGGTGGTGATGGTCAAAGCCGCAAAAAATATCACCCTCGATACCCCAGAGGTGATCTGCACTAACAAGCTGACCACCGGCACGCTGGAAGTGAAAAGCGGCGGGAAGATGACCGGCAGCATTGAGCACAGCGGCGGCAGCATCACGTCTAACGGCGTGGTAGTGCATACCCATACCCACGGTGGCGTGCAGAACGGCGGCGGCAACACGGATAAACCGGCATGAACAACGCGAAATACCTCGGCATGAACCGCGACACCGGCCGCATGTTGACGGATATCGACCATATACGGCAATCCGTGGCCGATATTCTGATCACGCCGCAGGGTTCACG